CGAGTGATTTACATGCCAGCTCCAGCCATTCATCTGTTTCGCCCTGGTACCCACATTGATATGGGCGGTCAGGAATTGACGTTCAGCGAATCTGATCTGACCGCGACAGTGAATGCGTACGACCCAGCCTTGCATGAGGCGCCGCTGTGCATTGGCCACCCGAAAGATGACGCACCCGCCTATGGCTGGGTGCAATCGATGCGTATGGCGGCTGATGGCCCTGAAGCAACGCCGCACCAGGTGAATGCCGATTTCGCGGAGATGCATAAATCCGGCGCGTTCAAGAAAGTCTCTGCATCCTTCTATCCACCGTCCAGCCCGCACAACCCAGTGCCTGGTGTGTATTACTTGCGCCACGTTGCGTTTTTGGGTGCGCAGCCGCCTGCAATTAAAGGCCTGCGTCCGGCGGAGTTCGCCGAGGCGGATGACTGCATCACGATTGAATTTTCCGAAGCGCCCGCCGCTGATCCCGAACCGACCGAACCTCCACAAACTGAACCTTCACAAGAGGAAACGACTGTGACTCCCGAAGAAGCTGCGGCTCTTGAAGCCAAAAACCAGAAGCTGGAAGCCGATCTGAGCGCCGAGCGCGCCGCCCGCGCGAAAGAAGCGGCTGATCGTGCTCATGACGAGAACGCGAATTTCTGCGAACAGCTCGCCACCGATACACGCATTGGCAAAGACGATGTGCCGGTGATGACCGCTGCGCTGGATGCGTTGCAGGCATCCGAGAACCTGAATTTCGGTGAAGGCGACAACGCCAAGCCTCTGCATCAGGTGTTTAAAGAACGCCTCGAAGCGATGCCGCAGCGTGTTGAATTCGGCGAGACCGCAACACATGACCAGGCGGCCAGCGCGGATGACGACACAGACGACTCTGTGCAGTACGCCGAAGGCACGCCGAAAGAACTGCAGGAGCTGGATAAAAAGATCCGCGCTCACATGCATAAAAATAACGTTTCATACGCTGCAGCGGCTCACGCTGTGGCCAGCAAATAAGGAGCTGACCCATGCCACAACGTTTATCTAACCTGCGCGTCGTCGATCCGGTTCTCACGCAACTGGCGATCGGCTTTGGTAACAACATGTTTGGTGCCGCCGAAGCGCTGTTTCCGCTCGTGGAAATCGATACCGAAGCCGGGAAAATCCCTAAGTTCGGCAACGAACATTTCAAAATCTACAACACGTTGCGTGCGCTGCGTGCCAAGTCGAATCGCATTCAGCCGTCTGACATCGATGGCTTTGACATCAATCTCGACGAGCACGATCTGGAATACCCGATCGACTACCGCGAAAGCGCTGAAGCGGCTTTTCCTCTGCGCTCGCATGCCACCAATATTGTGACGCAGGGCATTCAACTGCGTCGTGAAAAAGCGTGTGCTGATTTGGCACAGAACGCAGCCAACTATGCCGCGAGCAACAAAATCACCCTGTCTGGCAACAGCCAGTTTACCGATGGCACCAACTCTGACCCGGAAGGTGTGATCTCCGACGGTAAAGACGCGATTCGTAAAAAGATCGCGAAAGACCCGAACACCATGGTGATCGGCAACGCCACCTGGCGCGTTCTGAAACGTCACCCAAAGATGCGCGAGCTGCTGTCGACTGCCTCAAAGCGTCTGATCCGCATGGAAGACCTGCAGGATATTTTCGAAATCGAGAATATCGTGATCGGCGCATCTGTTTTCTCTGCCGACGGCACTGACGAGGTGTCGGACGTGTGGGGTGACAACATCGTGATGGCGTACGTCCCGCAAAAGCAGCAGGACATGGAGCGCTCTATGTATGACGCGGCGTTCGGTTACACCATCCGCAAGAAAGGTTCTCTGGTCATGGACTCCCGTACTGAAGACGGAAAGATCGAACTGGTACGCCAGACCGACATTTACCGCCCGTACCTGGTCGGTGCAACGGCTGGTTACCTGATCAGCGACACCAACGGTTAAGGAGCTGCTCATGGCTGCAACTAAACAGACCGCCGCTCAGAAAAAAGCGGCAGAAGGAAAAGCTCAGGCCGAGGCAGAAGCCCAGGCCAAAGCAGACGCTGAAGCCCAGGCCAAAGCAGACGCTGAAGCTCAGGCCAAAGCAGACGCTGAAGCTCAGGCCAAGGCAGATGCTGAAGCCAAAGCTAAAGCGACTGAGGAGCTGGAGTACCAGGTACGGGAGCCGCTGCTGCATAACGGCGACACCTACGCCCCTGGCGACTACATCTATTTAACCGCGAAACAAGCTGAGCACCTGACGGAGCGCAGTGTGATTCGCCTGACTGGAGAACGCGCATGAAAACGCATCACCCAATTCTGGTTTTATCAATCACCGCCGCCGCCGCGCTCACACAGCGCCGCTTTATTGGCATGGATGGCGACGTCTGTGGCGCAGGCGAAAAGGCACTCGGCGCTGCTGAGTTTAATGCCGATGCTGGCGATCAGGCATCCGTCAATGTCGCGGGACTGATTCTGGTTGAAGCCGGTGGCGCGATCGCTGCCGGTGCCGAGGTTGAATCGGATGCCGACGGCAAAGCGATTGCGCAGTCTGCCGGTGTTGGCAACGGCTATGCGCTGGATGCGGCCACCACTGACGGTGACGTGATTCGCGTGGTACGGGGTATCTGATGGTGGCGTATGCGACCGTCGCAGAGTTGGCCCAGGTTGCGACTGGTGGCTGGAGAGAGTTGTCCCAGTTAGTCAGTGGCGATCCGGGGTTGACGGGTGATCTGCTGCAGCAGAAGTACAACGGAGAGTCACTCGATGACCCGGCGTTGAGTGCTGCCGCAGACACCACTCTGACCCAGTTGGAAGATGCGCTGGAGTCAGTCAGCCGGTACGCAGACAGCTATCTCAATCAGCGTTATCGCGAGCTGGTACCGCTGGCCGCCGAACATTATGAAAACACGGGGCTGCCCTTTGCAGTTGCGGCCCTGACGCTGGGTCGACTGTATGGCCTGGACAAATCTGACGACATGCGTAAAGCGCTGGCAGAACAGGAAAGCTACCTGAAAGACCTGGCAGCTGGCCGTGCGTCGTTGAATTACGAGCAGCCCAGTACACCAGACGAACCAGGGCGAATGACAGTCAGCGCTCGGCCATCTGCGTTTAACTGGGATGGTTACTGATGTTTACCGATATTGAAAAAGAGTTGGTCAACGCGCTGAAAGAGCAGCTGCCTCATACCTATGTGCTGACCGCCGATGATCTGGCCGACATCGAGGAGAGCCTCCAACCAACACCTGCGGTGCACGTTATTTATAACGGCTACCGGGTCGTCGGGGATCGCCCAGATAAAACAGCGGCTCAGGTCGCCATGACCTGGTTGACCGTGGTCGCTGTAAAGAACGTGCGTGATCGCCGCGGTGGCAGTGACGCCCGGCAGGATGCAGTCGCACTGACTGAAAAGATCGCGGGTAAATTGCTGGGCCATCACGTTGCTGGCAGCGTCGGCCCTCTGGCGCTGACGAATGCGCCAGCCCCGGCAGGCAATAACGGGTTTTTATATGTGCCGCTGGCGTGGTCAGTGGAGACGGTTTTACAACGCACTGATTAATGCACTGACGAAAGCACTGAAAGGAGCTGAGATGAAAAAGCCACAAGAGAAAGTTGAAGTCATTCTGGCAAAGGCGCACACCCACGCAGGTAAGCCGTACGCCAAGGGCGACAAAATTAAGGTCCGGCCATCACAAAAAGTATGGTTGGCCGCAAACAATGTCATCGCTGCAGAGGAGTCTAAGTAATGGGCGAACGTGTACAGGTTTATAAGCCCTATCTGGGCTCTGGCAAGGTTTATATCCGCGATGCGGCTCTCGCAAACGGCCCTGCGTATCACATCGGTAACGTATCGGTGCTGACGCTCACTCACGACGAAGAAGTGATCGAGCAGAAGGACTACACCAGCGCCGGTGGCGGTACGCACGCAGAAGTGCGTCGTATCAACGCCGTAACGGCTGCCATCACTATGCATGACCTCAATGCCGACAACCTCGCAATGGCGACTAAGGGCACCACCACTGCGATCGCGGGTGCAGCAGTGACTGACGAAGCCGGTACCGCCCACAAAGGCGCGCTGATTCGCCTGGCACACCCGCAGCCGACCACGGTGGAAGTGACCAGCGATGATGGCAACACCACCTACACCGAAGGCACAGACTATGAAGTGCGCGGTGCAGGCATCTTTATTCTGGATACAGGCGCGATCGCTACGGCGATTGAAGCTCTGCCAGATGAGACGGTTGGCCTGCCGGTGCTGATTGACTACACCCACGCGGCGTACAGTCAGGTTGAAGCGCTGGTTCAGGGCGGTAAGAACTGGGCGATCACGTTTGATGGCGTTAACGAAGCTGACGGCGACAAGCCGAACATTGTTGACCTGCACAAAGTGAACCTGGGCTCAGCGAATGAGATCTCGCTGATCGGTGACGCACTGGGGCAGATCAGCCTGGAAGGTAAGTTGCTGAAAGACAGCTCAAAAGGCGCTGGTGAGTCTGCCTATTACACCACCCAACAGGTGTAGCCACTGACGACAGCTCCTGACAGAGCACCAACGAAAAAGGAGG